TCATTGTTAGCGAGTCCTAAGTAGAATATACGATACATATTTTCGCCTTGTTCAGCGATTATGTCTTTTAGTAGGGATTTCGCTTTTTCTTTATCCCCCCATTTCGCCTCATAGTACGCTCTGCCTTCTTCGTCCTCTTTTGGAACACTGATATTGTAATGCGCTTTGATAAACGGAATGGATTGTCGCTCTAACGAATCTGCAAATCCGTGGTCACCGGCCAGTCTATAATACTTTATGGCTAGCTTGGTGTATTTAATACGTTCTTCGCAGCTTTCGAAAGTAAACGACCTTCCTAATAGATAGTACGAATTAGCTTTAAGGGTCGCACAAATATTTTGATTAATATTTTCTTTCGCGTATTTTCTTGCTTCTTCTATATTAACGTTTACGAATAACTCGCTCTTTCCTAATAAATCGTTTAAACGTAATTGAAAGGATTTTTTGAAGAAACTAGGCTTTAGATTCTCTACATCGTTTTTGATTAACACACAAATATTACGCATCTTTTTGAGATATGCTTCCTCATCGGAAAGAATTCGGTAACAAACACTAGCTTCTACTAACTTTATTAATAGGTGCATTTCTGTATCTGCCGGAATTTTTCTTGTGATTCTTTCCAACATATCTTCATGATCTACTGGATTCATTTCATAGTCAGCAATCAATTGATATACGTTGCCCCAACGTCGTAGAACCGCTTTTCCTTTTGTATCTTCACAAATAACTTTAGCTTTAATGAATTTTTGAAGCTCAGTTATGTTTTTCTTTAGTGCAAGATACTCCATAGCAGCACATAGATTCTCAGGTTTTTCAAATAAGTAAAACCAGCTTACAAGAGTATCGTCATTATCAAAGAGGAAGTCTGATATAGAAAGAAAGTTACAGAAGTTACTCTCTCCCTTATCGTTTATAATCCTCCTAATTGTTTTCTCTGTGATACCTGTAGCGTCTGCCAGAACGCCTACTGTAATTCTTACCGCTGAACAATCCATTGCTTCTTCAATATCTCTTCCAATCATCTACATCGTCCTTTCGAATTTGCCTGCCAGCATTATATTTTTATTGACTATGTAAATCTTAGATGTTATGTTTATTATACACCAAATGTCTGCGAACGCAAACATAATTTTCAGAAAAAGGAGAAATTTATTATGATAAGCTTTGAACCATTAAAAGAAACTCTTAAAGAGAAGAACATGAAAATAAGCCACCTAAGAAATGACAAAGGCGGTTTCTTGAGTACTGACGCTGTTACGAAGATTAATAAGAATGAGAATGTAGAGACTAGTACAATTGATAAGATATGTCTTAATTTAGACATTCCAGTAGAGAAAGTTATTAAATTTGTTAAGTAATAATTGGACACATTTTCCTGTTTTGGTGTAGAATTAGTCGTGTCACCTTGTAGATGGAGGTGCTAGATGTATGAGGTAGGAAAGTGCAGACTCAGGATACTTCTTAAAGAACGTAAAATTACGCAAAATGAATTCGCTACAATGATGGGCATGTCGAAGCAGCAGATAAACGATTACATATCGGGTCATACCGCAACGATGTCGCTAAAGACTGCGAAAAACATAGCGCATGTACTCGGCTGCTCCATCGAAGAATTGTACGAATGGAAACGTTCAAAAACGAAGTAAAAGGCGATTCCCACAATCGCCCCTGCACTTCCGCCTCATGGTACGTCCAAGAACGTACTTACTCGCTAAAAAATACGCAAAGCCTTCACCGCTTTAGCTCCTTGAATAATTTCTCGTAAACGCTCCGATCCTTCTTTCGTCAAAACTTCATTCGCATCCTTATACGTATTGATATCCGCGACCGCCAGTTCGCATCTACCACGTAATTTCTCGACAACTTGATCCCGCAGTTTGCCTCCCGCTTTATCGTTGTCCGCCAGTATCACCAATCGCTTAATCGGCGACCTGACGATCAAATCACGCTGATAATCCGTAAAGTTTGCTCCGCCAAGCGCTAATCCGTGCAGCCTGGCGCCACTACTCATGACCGACATTGCGTCGATCTCTGCTTCCGTTAAAACTGCTGTCGTAGCTCTCGATGCATAAACGTTATTCAACCCGAACACTAAATTTCGAATCGGCACGGCGCCTTTTTCGTAGAAGAACACTTTGCCGAATGTCTTCCGATATTTCACGTTTGCCAGCTTTCCGTTCGTATCATACCACGGTATTACGACCGTTCTATTACTCGGATCGTATCCCGTTTGTAGGTATCGCTGCACCTTTTCCGTTATGCCCCGTCGCGTTAGGTAATCGTTTGCCTTTTCCGTATAGTATCTCGACATAAACATATCCGGCAGATACATCTTTTTCGGCGCAAGTGCTAACTTCGGAATGTCCAACGTCAGCGAGCAGCCGGTTGTCTTGCCGTATGTGTATTCGAGGTACTCTTCGGTTTCTTCGTAGGTTTCGTTACGTAAGAACGAAAGTAGCTTGACGAAGTTGCCGGAAGCCCATTCGGAGTCGTAAGATCCGCTATCTCCGAAACAGCCAGCATAATCACCGGTCAAGTTAACGAAGAACGATGGGTTGCCGTCATATCTAAAAGGCGAGCACGCTATTAGTTTGTCGCTGGTCCAACGTGCGCGAGTCCAATTGAAATTTTCGAGTTCGGTTTGTATATCGACCTTGATCGGTTGACTACGTATTTTGATTATACTCATTTTTTTCCTCCTTGTCTCGTAAGTTACCTAACATTTCGGACAATTTTTAGGTCATTTCGGAGCTGGTTTCCATCTTTATGTCTAAATTATTACGCTATTGTAAAGATTGTGACGCTATTTCCCTTCTATATTCGACGCATTCCGCACAAGAACATTTTTTAATATCGTTCAGCCAACAAAACTCCCCGTGTATCTCTTTTGCGGCTTCATTGTACTTGGTGGCAGCTAAATGCTTACATTTCGAATAATAACGATAGACGTTTCTGTTGTTTTTTCTAACTTCCGCAACCCACGTATTGTTACTTTTCGTATGTGATACACCTTTATATCCTGACGAGTTTCCACGCGATAACTTAACATTAGCTGCATTTTGAGAAATCGTACAAACCCTTAAGTTACTTTTTCGGTTATCTAAACCGTCTCCGTTGATATGGTCTACTACTAGCCCATCATTGAACTTTAAACCTAGCACTAGACGATGCATTCGTTCTGTCCTATATCCCCCTTCCTCTTTTTTAACATTAGTTCTAGCGTATACTGTTCGCCTGTGTCCTGGTTTTGTGACACTCCATCGATAAGAATTAACTAACTCAAAGTCTTCGTCATCTACTAGAGCGATTGTTCCATCAAACAGAATTATCTCTGCCATTAGAACACCCCCGTAAACTGAGCAGCCGCTGCCTGTCCGGTGCTGAGCTCGCGAAGTACGCCGTAATCTAAAAGTGCGATTAAATCAACTATAGTATCTTCTCCACCGTTACGTCCTTTATCGACACCTAACATCGCTTGCCCATCGCCATCGTTATCGAACGTTATGAGCAGAGTTGCGATTTCTAATAATGCCATCGTAGTTTTCACTTGGTCACGCGTCGGAAGTTTTAGTTCGCGTCCTCCGCCATCTTCGTCTCGCTGCTTTTTTTCTACGGTTGCCTGGACCGCGTAAATACCTACAACGTCATGTTTTCCGATAACTTGTTCGAAATACCTTGCCGCCTGTTCTGCTGCTCCGCCAGATGTACGGTTTGTGTTACGTCCGTAAACGTCATCAAGTCCGTAGAAAGGATCCACGACTACTACATCGATGTCTGGACGTTGATAAAGTTCGCTGTCGAGTTCTTTTAACGAGCGCGTAAGGTCTTTGTCACCCTTCGCCTGCAAATATAGATTGCCTGGATAGAACGCATTTAACTTCCTAACGACTTGCACGAAATATTCTTCTGTTTCACCTTCGAGGCGCCCACTAAGAATTTTCTTATTCGGAAGTCCGACTTTTCTGTCATTTTCGTCGAGTATGTCGCCTTCTTCTGCCGTTAGTACTGATACTAGACGTGATAACCATAGATACGCTTTTAATTCGTACGATTTTACAAGAATATTGGCGCCTTGTTTTAATAGGTCGTGAATGAATCTGATAATTAAATAAGACTTACCACGCCCTGACTCTGCCATTACTCCGTAAATATCGCCACTATAGAATCCGCCGATTTCTTCGTTAAGTCGTTTGAATGGCGTTTTCCATAGTTTCGCCGATTTTCCTTGTTTGCGATTTTCATATTCCGTGAGCATTTCGACACCTAAATCTTCCAGCGTCTTGCCTACGGATTCTCGAACGCTTGTTCTTATCTTACTACTTTCGAGCTCCGAAATCAACCATTCGTAAAACTTTTCTCCTTCTAATTCTGCGTACATCTTTCCGACTACGCCTTCTTCGTATTTTCCAGTTTTTTCGTTTTCTTTACCGTTTAGTAGTTCGGCAAAGTGACGTTTAGCTGCGTCTCCTTTGATTTTCTTCGCTAGATACATATAGTCGTCGCTAATCTGCGGCAAGTAAGTAAACTCCGCAACATTGGCGGCCAGCACCTCCGGAGAAGGCGTCTGACCTCCGTTCTCTGCCGCGTACTTGCGAATGAAGGACAACGCTGCCTTTTCACCTTTCGTTTCTAGGTGCGACTCCTCGATGCCGTAGCGAGTTAGCGCTGTGACTTCGTTCTGGTCGATGACCTTCGATAAGAACATTTCGGTGTAGTTGCTCATTCGATCACTCCTTTACCGTAGTTATATTCGGGTTTATAATACGTCATCTGGTGTAACTCGCCTGTTTTTAACGATCGCAAGTCGTATTCTATCTTTCCGTACCCGTAGTCAAGCATACGAAGAATCTCGTACCTTTCGCCATTAAAACCGACTGTACCTAAATTCCACGGAAGAGTAGTAAAGTCAAATGCCATCGTTATCACTCCTTTTCGATCAATTCGAAGTAATCTTTAGATATATCGTTTAATTTACGCGTATCTGTATCTGAAAGGTCATATTCGGAAAGTATCTCAATTAACGCTTGTGTATAAGATATCATCGTTTGAAACAGTTCCGTATCTTGTATAGAAACGCCGACAGACAACGTGTCTTGCGTTGCTGTTTCTAATTCATCAATACGAGTTAGCAATGCGGTTCTATCCTCCATTGCGTAGTAAGGTATACCGGATTCTGACCGCTGTCTAATAAATTCAATTTCTGTTCCTGTTACTTTCATCAAATCACTCCTCCCTTTCGTTTATAACGTCCCACACACCGTTTCCTAGTAACTTAATATCATCTTCGAAAAAGTATTGCGGATAATCATTATCGTCATGAATCTCTCCGCTCATAATTCCATCGTAGTAATCGCGTGCTTCTGCGATCAACATATCGAATATAGCGATTTTCTCTTCCGGTGTGTAATCGTCTTTTGTTTTCGGTACGAACTTACTCACTCGCCATCACTCACCTTCGCCAAGAATCGGTCGTATCTCGCAATGCGTCGCTCGTACTTCGCCTTATCTCCCGGAAACACCTCGATTAAATCCTTCGCAGTCAATCGTCCATCCAACGCACGATCCGTCATTTCCGCTTTACGTTTGCGCTCCGCCTTCTTTTCCGCTGCCTCTTTGTTCGACTGTTCACGCGCAGTTAACTTACGCTCGTTATCCTTCGCCATATTAATCGCCCCTTTAAATAGATTTAGTAACGGATTTTCTCCGCTTGAAAAGATATCGATTTCCAATGGTTCGCCTGGATCTATTGGCTTTCGCATCTTCGGTCCCATATTCGCTATGAAGTCGTCTGCCTGGGCCGCGTCTGCTACTAGCGTCAAGTCTTCGTCACAAGCGACTACCCATTCGTCCGTATGAATGTTGATAACGTCGTAATAGACTTCTGTGAATTTTTCGTTTGCATAGCGCTCAACATCTACGTGCTGACAGTCGACTTTGTAAAATCCGTCATAGCCGTCCACCTCGACGATTTCGCCAGGTAGCGCTGTAAATTCGAAATCAATTTCCACTTCGTCACGTTCGTTATGCTCCTCGTTTCGCCCTTCGTTACTCATTCGTCATCGCTCCCTTTCGATTAAAAGTTCCATACTCTTCGCTGTACAAACTTCCTTACCACCGACGAATATCTTAACGTTCTCTGCGTATACCTCTTCGCATTCCATTACGCGGCTGCTTTCGTACATCGCACGCCAATCTGTGATAAAATTACCGCGCCATCTGTCGTAGATTTCTTCGATTTTATCTATGCGCTTCATCCGCCATCGCCTCCGTTTAGTAAATACCGGTATGGGTATTATTTATTTCGTAACTTACCGCAATCCTCTCTTCGTTGCCCCATCGAAATGTAGCTTAACGCAGCGATGTGAAATCCGATTAATTACTTTCATTTCCGGATCCTCTGCGATAAACAATTGACCGAGTTCTTCTAGCGTCTTATTTGACGTGTACACCGTCGGTAGCCCATTCGATATACGATAGTTAACCAAGTCGTATAATTCCGACATAAACGAAGGTGACGCGGCTCTCACGCCTATATCATCGCAGACTAGGAATGGCGCCGACTTAGCTCGGTCCATCATACGATTAAATGTGTCGCCTGCTTCGTCTTTCTTCGCTTGTGAGCCCGGCGAGTACATTCGCTTGTGTAACTGCTGCAGCGTATTTACTTCGACGAAATAGCCCGGTTGCTGTGCCGGCTGTAGTTCGTGTTGTAAGGCGCCAACATATTGCGCAATGATCCACTCGCTGAGTATAGCGCAGGCGGTCGTAGTTTTTCCGTTTCCTGGCGTATTCGAATAAATGTAGACGTTTTTAATCGGCTCGCTGTCGGCTTCAAACGCTCGCATAAACGTCTTTTTGTACGCTTCCAACGCTTTATATTCCTCCGGCTGTGAGACACGCGTAGGGCTTGATTTAAGCGTTGTGAGCGCGTAGTCTGACGGTATATTTGCGCTCGCTAAACGTCCTCCCTTTCCGCTACTGCCGGACATTGCGACATAGCTGGCGCATCGATTGTTGCATACGTCTGACTTGCCGGCTTCTTTGCAAATGCCTGCGAGTATGCAGCGTTTCTCGTTTGTCATTCGATCACTCCTTTACCATTCGATACTTTTTAATGATTCAGAATCTTCCGTCTTTTCTTTCAGTGACTCTGAGCCTAGTAACTTTTCAGCTCTCTGTGCTAGTAACACTTTCGGAAGCACTTGCGCCCTCATAAACGTATACATTCCTGCGAAGTTGACTGTCGGCCAGTTTGACGACGGTCTATATTCACGATAACAAGTATCAATAAACCGCTTGATAGTTTCGTTATCATGTTCCGCTAACATTTCTTTTAGCTTTTTACCTTCGAATCCGAAGCTGTTAGTTACGTATTTCGTTCCGTATTTCTCTTTATATTTGTCGGCAAGATACGTTTGGAAAGTTTTCGGGACCCATTCAGCGATAGGAAGCGTGTTCCAATCGGTTGCTTTCGTTTTAGTCATTCGCTTTCCTCCTTTTCGAAATCGGGCAGATACACCGGCACTAGCATTTCTTCGACGTGTACGTAATTTTCGTCGTCTGAGTCATCGCTGCATAAATACGTGAATAGCTTGCCGTCGCTGATTCGGCGCAGTTTGTCGCCTTTTTTGAGACTATCCATTGACGTTCACTCCTTCGATTGTAATTCCGAGTAAACGCAACGTTTCTAATATGCCGTCTATTCTTCCGCACAAGCGTTGCTCGCCTAAAGTCTCAGTAATTGCGTCAAGATACTCGCTGTGGGTTTCGTTAAAGTAATTACGCACTTTCTCCTCTGGCGTTAGTTCTACTTCGTAACCGTTGACTAACAATTCGAAATATTTAGCCCTGCCGACGCTTTGTACGAATGTCATAACGTTTTTACATGATTCCCAACCGCTATTAGCTTGGCTGGAGATGAAGGATAAATCGTACAGTTGATCGTTGCTGGAATTATATTCGATATCTTCAATTGATTTCGCAAGCTGTTTTGATATTTTCATCTTTTCGCTCACTACCATTTCCCCTTTCGTTGGTCTTTTATATTTAATTACTTTGTCGACTATAAATATACTCAAGTAACTTGTTACGCAGAGTCTTATATGAGTTTACGAATATAAGATATCTCTTAATGACTCCGTTACTAACATTCTTTGTTAGTGGCGGTATCTCTTTTTATTCTTTATAGAATCATTCTTTATATAATTATTCTTTATACAAGTAACTTTTTTCCGTTAGCTAAGGTAAAAAACTTCCGTTAGCTAAGAGAACTTTTTTCCTTTACGCTCATATCAAGGGTTCCAGCCCTCTCTATCGTCGAGTATCTTGCCTAACTCTTCGTAATACTTGTCGATAACCTCTGGGTAAGCAGCGCGAAACTCCGGCTCACTCATCGGCTCGTTAATCGTAATCATGTAGTTACGGCGGTTATTTCGATATTTCCTCTCGATAGAAACTAACCCGACCCTTTCGAGTATGCCAACGTGTTTAGATACGGTCTTGGAACTAATCGAAAGCTCAACCGATAGCCTTTCGTATGACATCCACGTTTTATTATGATTGTAAGATCCTTCGCAGTTGTGTTTATGTTCGCGGAGCTTGCGGTAAATATCGAGTGTAGCCGGCTGTACCTGCAGCGCTTTATCCGAATGATAGCCGAGTAAGTTATAAAGCGAGATACGGTTATCCATTCGAACGAATCCGCCTTCGTGAATAATCGGTTTTCTACGGTCGATATTACTCATCGGTATCACCTTCGTATGGTTCGACGTTTAGGCTACGACAGATAGTTTCGTATAGTCTAGCCGTTGACAGCGACTTAAACGGTAAATGCTGCGATAACTTTCCGGCGAAAACTAACGCATTATCGCGCTTATCATCTTCGCCAAGCTTTCCGTCAAAATACCAACCTTCGTTAAGCATGTCGGCATATGTGCGGATTAGTATTGCGCTATTACTCAAACGAATCACCTCCGGTTTATTTTCGCTTACACCTAACATTACGAAGCGAAAATGTCAGTCGCACAACTTTTCGTAAACTTTTTCGCTGTTACTGTATCAGACGATGTCAAACCCGTTTTGGTACAAAGTTTTTTCGCTGTACACCGGATAATATGCCGAAGGGTATAAAGGTCGCGCAGTTTATACGAAATTAGTTACCGAAAATTTCTTCCGCAACCTCTGCATTTAATAATCCACCGAAAGATTCAAACGGATTAACAACGTTCTGTTTGTTCATTTGAGCGATTTCTGTAAATACCATTTTGCGAGCTGTTCCGTATAAGTAGCCGCGTAGGTTATCAAACGATTTACCTTTACGTAGGTCACGTAGTTTAATTGCGCTAACTGCCTCTTTAAACGCTGATACTGCGATATGTGCGAAATCCTCTATGTTATGTTTTTTCGTAGTATGTAAGAAAGCTAAACGGAATTTACCGTATAATTCGAAAATGTCCTTAGTAGCTGGGTAGTATCGTTTTACTAAATCAGCAAATTCACTCGGAATATAAGACGGTACGGGCACGTCCGCTTTACGTATATTATTATTTTTTGTTTTTGTATTAGAGTATTGTTTGTCTTCTTGCTCACCGTTTTTGTCCTCGATAACCGCCATTTCAGCCGTATCTTGTACTCGTTTTTCCTGTACGACCTCTTCCGCCGCTACTTTCTCAACTGGCATAATCTGAACGAAATTAGCCGTCTGATGCATCGTAGAACTACGCTTAGTTGCGATCACTTTAACGCAGCCTAATTCCGCAAGCTTCTTCAGCCAAATTCCGATCGTGTCCGCTTTTTTAACGCCAAAGAAGTCGGCAATCACACGTTGCTTCTTAAACGATAGACCGTAGTGAACACGGCTATTATCACGTAAGAAGTCAAGTAGACGTACCAACTTCGTTTTCATGTTCGGACGCAGGTCGCTTTCTTCAATCGTTTTAACGTGCGCATTAACCGCCTCACGCATTTCCGCCATTGAGTCAAACGTTGCATAGTCCGCTTTATTTACTTTATCTAATACTACTGAAATCGCATTTTTCGCCATGATTATATACCCTCCGATTTTATTCGGAACGTAAAAAGGCACTTGATATCGTATAATGACGATAAACAAGCGCCTGAAAATGCGTAAAAATCCTTGCGTACTATAAGAATATACGATATAATAAACGCGTATACTACTTAATAGTTATCACAAGGTCTTCAGTCGAGGTGTTTATCGTGCTAGTGACACGATTTACACGGTCGAGGGTGCGCCAACACTCCTCGTCCCGCTGGGGACCTTTTTCCGTTCTCATTAAGTTGTTTTCATTGTACATCTAGTCTGATAATTTTACAAGCGATATTTTCCACGGCGGCCAAATTAAGGGTCGTCGTCTTCTTTTGTCCTATTATATTAACAGGATAATATTTTATTATTAGTTTGTCAATAAATACTTTCCTTTTGATCCATTTCATGCTATTATAATAATAAGATATTATTTTATTAATGAAATGAGGAATTTAACTATGAGTTATGTAATCGGATTGGATCACGGAAACGGCTGGGTAAAAGCGAAAACTGCATCGAACGAATTAACGCTTCCATCGTATTATGCGAAATTAGAAACAGTTAACGAAGGGTACGGAAACAATAAAATAGAAGTAAAAGAGTACGAAAGTAACATTTCGAAAGGTGAGAAATTCGTATGGGGCAGCGAAATCAATCGCGTCGACCACGTAATTCCAACTTACGGAGCGCAGGATCGCTACAAACAAATGCCGTATAAACTTTTAACGGAATTCGCACTCGCAGACGTGGCCGCCAAAGAAGGCGACGCAATCTCGGACATAACGGTTGTTACGGGCGTTCCTTCTATTGAAAAGGGTACCGACGCCGAAAGCGACTTAATCAACGTAGTTCGCGGCGACCACCTCGTAAATATCAACGATAAAGGAATCATCTTACGCGTATCAGACGTTAAGGTTCTACCGCAGCCAGTAGGCGTTGTAATGTCGGAATACCTTGACGCAGACGGATTCGTAGAGGACGAATCGTTTGAAACGGATAGCGTGGCCGTCATAGACATCGGTACAGGCACAACGGACATCGACCACGTTAAATCGCTCAAACGTCAGAAAGGCGACTCAGATTCGATTCTGCTTGGCATGAACGACGTATACCGCCGTGTGGCCGACTGGATTAACTCGAAAAATACATCGGCTCGCGCAACGGTCGGCAAAGTCGAAAGTCAATTCGCGAACGACAGCTACGTAATTTCTAAACGCTCAGTAATCGAAATTGACGAAATTAAGAAGCGCGCGCTGGACGAAGTGGCGGCCGAGTTAAAAACGGAAATCATTGGACGTTGGAAAACGTGGGAACGATTCGATCGCATCTTATTAACAGGCGGCGGTGCAACGCAATTAGGAAAGCGACTTCAATCGTTAATCCCTGACGCTGAAATCGTTAAGAGCCCGCAGACGGCCAACGTAGAAGGTTTTTATCGTTACGGTAAATCGCTAGTAGGAGACGATGAGTAATGGCGCGTAAAATTTATCAACTTTCGTATGACGACGAACTGGACCACGATATCGTTGCGTTGTTTGAGAAACTCGATAAGCTGCCGAAAGATCGCAAGTCAGAGGCGGTAAGATCTGCGTTACGTATGTATGCGGATTATATCGGAGAGTCGCCGCGGTTATATTTTCCGCAGGTGAACTTCGGGCAGGCGCCGACGGCCATGCCGGTTGAGCAGCCGAAGCTAGAGAAGAAAAAGAAGAAACGTCCGAATTTTAGTGGTGATGACTTTTGAGTATACGAGAAGAATTATTAGCGCAAGGATTTATCGAAAAGACTAAGCCGAGAGGGTTCGTTTACTTCGTAGACGCCGACGGCCGAGTAGTCGCTAAGACCTGCCGTAAGTGTGGCGAATTAAAGCTAGCGAAAGAATACCACAATAAAGCAGGCGGCTTAGGCGGCCTCGGTCCGTATTGCAAACCCTGCGTGTCGGAGCGTGATCGAGAATACTACGATAAAAATAGAGAACGATTAAAAGAAGTTAAGTATGCGTATTATCGTCGAAAGAGAGCAGAGCAGAATAACGAATGACACGGCGGCCACCACGGTCGCTTTTTTATTTGCGCAAAAAGAAAAGACGCCATTTAGGGCGCCTATCCAATACGTATAGATATTCCGTCATTCTTAGGTTTCGGCTTCGTGGCCGCCAGTAACTCCGCCACGTCTTTCGTCTGTATAATCCGCACATACTCGCTGCTCACGTTATAGTTATGGTCGGCGATAATCCAGACGGCGGGGAATCGTTTGACTTTAAACGGCAGGCACTCACGCCATAACTCCGACCGTGCGAACGCTTCATACCGCGCAATCTTCTGCGCCATGACTTTCGCCGTGTATTGCGTATTCTGAACTTCGACGAAGAAGGCGGAACCACGCCAGAACATACACACGTCTGGACGAACATCTACGTTAGGGAATTGCGACTCAACAGCGAAATGCTTCAGATCCTTTTCGCCGTGAGTGCGTAATTGAAGGTAGAAATCGGTGATTTTAAGGAAGTGGTCGACTTTTTGTCCGTTGGTTTTGATGCGGGCAGGTTTCGGAAAGTAAACGTAAGGCTGACGGTTAGTATCAGCCTCTATATAGCCGCGGTCGCGCAGCCGTTTCAAAACGTCGTTAGCGTTGAGGGCTTTCTTTTTCGTATGGCCGAAGAATAACTCGGCTACTTGGTCGCGTGTCATTGCGCGGAATTGTTGAAGCGTAGAGATTATTTCGAGGTCACGTTTTCTCATTCGGATTCATCCTCCCAGTTTTCGTCTTGCCCGAAGATATTATCGGTGAGTTTTTTGAGGTTCGGCTCGGCGGCCGTAGGTTGAGCAGGTGTTACATTCGTCGCAGACTTAGGCGCTCGCCAGTATACGTTTAAAAGATCCTTCGCCACGTCTAAATCGAGGTAGGGCGCTTTGAGTTCGGTATTCTCACCGCGGAAGTCGATGATAAATTGGCCACTTTTCGTCAGCTTCTCTGCGCCAGGCGTTTCGAGTATCTCGGCGCTCGTTTGATTGCGGACTTTAAAGCCCATACTTACGTCGAGACAGTCGCGCAGGGTAGTATCGATAACTTTATGCGAAGGGCGCTGCATCGATAAAATGGCGTAAATTCCAAGCGCACGACCCATCGCTACAAGTTCGATTAGTTTGGCGTTGAGTTGTTTGTCGTCGCGCAGCATTACGTATTCGTCGATACATAATAGAATGTAAGGTTTGCGGTGTTCTTTCGGCAGTTTGTCGATGTGGTCAATTCCGAAGACTTCGAGTAGTTTAGTGCGGTCTAACATTTCGGTGTGTAATTCGTCTAAGATTCGGTTGGCGCCGCGCTTATCGCTTTCGAGTGCTTGCGTATGTTGGATATTGCGGAAGAGGTGGAATTCGGATCGTTTACAGTCGATAAGGTATAACGAAAGCTCTGACGGCTTTTTCGTAAGGATTAACGTAGTTAGTATGATACGTAGAATGGAAGATTTACCGGAGCCAGGCACGCCGCCGATGACCGCATAAGGATTCGTAACCATATCGTAGGTGAACCATTGGCCGCGCTTATCCTTGCCGCAGACGATTGGCATTTTCTTGCCGTGGATCTTGCGCATGAAGTCACCGTAGTTATAATCGATTGTTTCGTCGTTACTACGGTTGAACAGCGTCAAGGTAAACACTTTGTCTTCGCCGCCTAACTCGATATTACCGCCGAATGCCTGCCGAAATACATATTCGCGCTTACGGAGTTCATCGGGCGAAAATCCCAACGGAAGTGAAAACACATACGTAAATGTTTCCGATTCTGTATTCGGTCGCATATCAAGCAAGCGAGGGTACTGGCGGATTTGCTTGCCGCCGCTGTTCTTGTGAGCGATATAAATGCCGCCTGCATTGAACGCTCGTTTTAACGCTCTACGCGCCATTCTCAGCGTTTTCTTTTGCGCTAGATAGTTACGTATACTCATCCGACTAACCTCCATAGAAACGCCATTAGAAAGCCGAAGAATGTGACAGGCATTAATACGTTAGCAGCGCCAGCGATCATTTCCGAAACTCGGGACGCGCCTTTGCTGGCGAAGTGATTTTCGAGAAGGTTGGATATTATCGAGGTCAAGCCGACGGCTGATACGAGCCAATAAGCGCCTGCAATTTCGGGAGACATGTTGAAGAATCCCGCCCAAGTGAAGCCGAAAGAGTAGATCGGCGGGCTAATTTTTCTTGGCTCATAACGGTAGCTCTTTGACATAAAATCGTTGAATTTAATCGTTTGTACTTTCATCGTACATACCTCCGATAATCCGCGGTTGCTACCGCAGTTTTTACCGCGGAATGTGCTACCGCGGTTTTAATACGTTGAGACTAAGCGAGAGTAGGCTACCGCAGTCTTGTTAGGAGCGAAAAGGAACGGAGTGGAGAGAAGCGACGGTAGCTTTAAAATACTATATGGGCGTAGGGTTGGTTATGTTTACGGTTTTTTTGTAATTTCGTGAATAATTTCCGTAAAGGTTGGCGAGGCTGTTGCTAACGAAATCAAACGGAGGTAATTCGAATGTGGGGCTTGGGTAAGAAACGAACGAAGCTTGGGCGATTTTTAGATAAAAAAGGTCGTACGCAGAATGAACTGGCGAAAGCTGCAGGCGTAAATAAGGAGACGATAAGCCGAGCGTGCAGTGATCCGAACTATTCGCCGACGGTCAAGACGCTGAGTAAAATTATGAAGGCGTTGCGCAAGTTAGATCCGAATGTGAAGGCGGAGGACTTTTTCGATTTATAAGTGCTAATAATAGGCGCTTATTTTTTTGAATTATAGGTTGTAAAATTACAACTATATGTGTATACTAAGGTTAAGATAAATAAAAGGAGATGTTTAGATGAATTTATTTAATTTAACCCACGTAGGATATACCCATAATAAAGCTGTTGAGTTAATCAATAAGATAACGCCTTCTCTTTTAGAAAATATCAAATACGAAATAAAAGATAATATTCCTTATGAAGCTGTTAAAACGGGTCACGAACAAGGTGTAGAGTATCACCAGATAGCCGGATTCTATTGCTATGAAAAGAAACATGTTTGTTTATGTGATAGATCTACTTTAAAAACAGCTTTACACGAAATAGGGCACGCTGTACATCACCAACTTTTCAATTTTGAAAAATTAACTTTTTCTACAGAAGGTAAAAGCGAAAGAGCTAAATTAAACTACCTTGAAGATTTCGCAGAAGCATTTGCTGCTTTTTTTATAAATAGCGAAAAGTCAAATTCTTTTAGTAAGCGCGATTTTGAAATTAAATCTCTATTGAATAACTATTAAGAGGTGAGTTATGGTTAGACCTAAAGGTTTAAAACATTCGGAAGAAACTAAATTAAAAATAAGTAACTCTCTTACAGGAAGAAAATTATCAGAAGATCACATATTAAAAATGAGTGCTCGACTAAAAGGTCATCCTTTTTGGGGAAAGAAGAACTACAAGATGTCAGAGGAAGCCAAAAATAATATCAAAGAAGGTATAAAAGAAAAACGTTACACAGAATCATACGCACGAAAACTTTCAGAAAAACAAACAGGTTCTTTAAATACCCAAGCTAAATTAACAGAAATTCAGGTGTTGTCTATAAGAAGACTTTACAAAACAAAAAAGTGGAGTCAACAAGCTTTAGCAGATAGATACAATGTTTCACGTTCTACTATTGCTGACATAGTTAATTTCAGAACTTGGACGCATATATCATGAAAAAGGAGCAAGGTATGATTGAGTTACTTAATACAACGATGACAGCTGAAAAATTGAATGTTTCTCAGCAATATATCCAAATGCTTGTCAACGGCAAAAAGAAATCAAAATGGTTCGTGTCACCTAAATACAGAATCGGATCTGTGTACGCCTGGGATCATGAACAAATAAACGAAATGAAGCGAAACAAAAAATAAGCGCCCACCCTACGAAAAGGTGAGCGCCGTTTTGCTTCTAAGCGTTAGTTTCCGAGCATTGCCGAAATCATTACGTATTGTTTTTGATCGCAGTGTATGTGAAGCGCATGTTCTACGCCATCTTCGCCGACCAGGTAAACGTAAGCTTTCGATGTGTCTTTACGTCGTCCGCCTACCGCAGCGCCAGCGATTCCGGCTAACGGACCCGCGACGAGTGTACCTGCGATTGCTCCGCCAGCCGCCTTGCCTGCGCTTCGTTTCCCTGACTGCGACCATTCGATATTAACGAGCGTCCAGCGCTTTTTATCCGCGAAAGGTAACTCCGTAATAACTTCGCCTGGCTTGTCGCCTTTGACGAGGCTTGCATGGCGAATCGGTACCGGTATCATTTTATCCGTTAATACGTGACCTCCGCTTAAAATATCTAACGTAATGCGCTGACGAAACATTGACTTCCAACTCATCGAAATCTCCTCCGTTTAGTTTCCGTTATTTTCTAATTATAATACTATGTACGAACGAAAGCGAAAAAAGATTCGCAATCGTTCAAATATTT